TCTTCTACCACTGGTTCTTCTACCACTGGTTCTTCTACCACTGGTTCTTCTACCACTGGTTCTTCTACCACTGGTTCTTCTACCACTGGTTCTTCTACCACTGGTTCTTGTGAACTAGAACAATCTGATTTTTTAGGTAAAAGTTCATCTTTTGATTTCTTCCACCCTTCTTTTGACTTAGCTTCTTCATCTTCTGATGAATTAACAATCACATAATCAAAAAACTTACCGTCTACCTCCAACGGGCCGTTTAATTTATATAACATTTTAGGATATTCTTTAAACATTTATCGTCTCCTTTATGGTCTCGTAGTCCTTGATACTTCATTCCAATTGGAACCATCCCATATATACTTGGAATGAGAAACTTGCCCTGAAGTATTTGAATAAGAGGGGTCAGCAGCTATAGGAACACAATTAAATTCAGAAGTATCAAATGCAACAGCCCATGTAACCCCTAATAGTTCTATTTCTTGCCCAGTATATTCACCATCTGAAAGTTTAAACCCGCTTCGTGCAGCTCCATTACCATTAAGTCGAATTACATTATAACCATTTGGATTAATGGTCTCGTTGTTAGCAGTAGCTGTGTAATATTGATAAGACCTGTCTACTCTGTTAGTAGCAGTTATTCCTGCAAAACTAGGCTTATCTGTTGTTTTAACTGCTTGATTTGCTCCACCGACATAGCCCCATTGAGCAGCACTAATCGTTGTAGCCCCAATATTAGATAATTGAGAAATCTCAGCATCCGTTAAGTCTTGAAGCCCTAAAGTAGGTGTAACTGCTACATCATAAGTAACATTGTCATTGAGTGCCGATATCCTCACAATCCTATCTGTATCAAAAGTGCCTAGGGTTGTTGAAGATTGTGTAACTCTAGTGTGCTCATAAAAAAGACTAGGAGAGTTCGGAGAAGTTGAATAATAAACAACGCCAGTTCCATTAACACAACTTATGCCTATTTTTTGTCCTTGTGGGACTGTAATATCTTGCGAACCTCCCTTAAATATAATGCTCATTGGTCAACTCCTATTTTTTTCTCTTTTTCTTAGTCTTCTTAGCCACTGAAAGGGCTATGGCAATTGCTTGTTTCCTTGGTTTCCCGCTTTTGACTTCTTTCTTAATATTACTAGAAATAGTCTTTTTACCATAGCCTTTTTTCAGTGGCATATCGTTACCCTACTCTAACTAGATCAAAAGTTGGGGTGGTTGCTGTCTTAATCAATAAAAATTGACCGCCTGTGTTAGTAACAGCTCCGCTTCCTACCAATGTAACCCCTGTTCCACCTGAAATAGTGGAGGTATTTGATGCATGGTTAGACGCAGCGTACTGAGGCAATGCGTCCCCTACTGCTAAATCTGGTAACTCCGCGTCAATAAGAGCAGCAGTAGCAGATGTCATAGTAACAGCTCCGCCAGAAGCATCTTGATACAATACTTGGTCTCTATGTTGAACAGCAGTTACAGTTCCAGAATCAGCAATTGTATTTCGAACAACACTAATAGCTGAGATACTTTCACCAGCGTTTGCTGGACTAGCAACTTGTGAAGTTACTTCACGTGAGTTAGTCGGTGCCGAGCCAGTTTTGTAATAAACTTTTTCTGCTCCCGCATCGATTCTAACTTTTGATACTGAACTTCCAGGGGTAAGTACAACCTCTTGTGCATTAACTGAAGAACTATATTCAAAAGTCGGTGCCATATTTGTGAGATCATAATAGTAATAAACTTTCGCAGTTCCTTCTGTAAAGATAGCAATCTTATCAGATACGCTAACTTCAACTGAACCATTTGGATAAACGATACTTGAAGTTATTTTTAATTTTCTCCTTTGTTTTAATTATTAAGAGGGACCATTAAGGCCCCTCTTTTTATTACTGAGTTTCTATTAAGACTGACCAAACAACATGATTCCTGCCATTTCAGGGTTACACATTGTCACACCATAGAATGTATCAATACGATACTTAGTCTTCATAGTGTTGATATCATATTGTTTCTGCATTACAAGTTCAAAACCTTGATCTGTAGAAGCTCTCATGACATCTGCTCCTGCATTAACTGGCACAGCATAACGACCCGGTAAAATTTCGATTGAATCTTTAGTCCAAAAAGGATTAACAGAAGCAGTTGTAGTATTCAAAAATGTAATAGCTGCGCCGTTAGCCGGAGTAGCATTAACATTTTGATACTGAGCTTCTGCGTCAGTGCTTCCACCATTTGAAATTATTGGAGGGCTTATTTGAACAGTTCCTGTACCACCTGCGCCTGAAACAATAGCAGTGATTCGGAAAGTTTTAAGTTGACCTGTAGATTGCTTAGTAATGTGATGAACAGCATTAACACCTGCAATTGTAAAACAATCACCAACTGCAACAGTTCCACCACCTACAGTAATTGCAAGGTTTTGATAACGGTTATCAACGTTTGATGTTTCGCCAGTTGCAGCAGTTGAAACAGCAGCAGGAGTGTAATATTGACTAGCTCCGTTAATTGTAACACTAGTTCCAGCAGCAGCAGTCAATTGATTAGCGTAATCAAGTTTAAAAGGCATGAAACTGCCTGTGTCCTTTGGAATAATTGCGCGCTCATATGCGTTTTGAACTGGTCCACTTACCCAATCACGAGCAGCTAAGTTATTAGCCATACCGTTGTAATCACGAGTTGATAATGCGATATAACGATCAATTTGATTTACGCCTTGCTCGTTCATGATTGCTTCAGCTTGTGCAATATCAGCTACACCAGTTGCAGCAGAAGTACGCTTAACAACCAAAGAACCTTGATTAGCAGCTACATTCATACATGAAACATTGATATCAGAAGCTAATTTTTGTTTAGCAGCGTTACCAAGTCGTCCCTCTTGAAGAGCATCGTTTAAATCATTTGATGACATTACCCATGGAACTGATTTACTAATATTGATTTGAGCAGGAACAGAAAGCTGTGTGCTGTCACCAAAATTAGATGTTTGATCGGTTCCGTCGAACGACTGAGCAATATAAGGCATTGGTCGCCAAATTGTATTGTTAGATCGTTCCATTGATGAAGCGTCTGTTTTATAAACATTGATATTACGTGAAAGAACTAAAGCATCTTGAAAACCTTCTAAAATGTTCTCAAATGCTACTCTTTCTTCTTTTGAAAATGCGTTAGCCATTTTGAAATTCTCCTATTTCTTATTTTTCAACTGATTTTTATACTGCATGACCTTACTAAAGTCACCAGTCTTAGCTGCTTCGTCCCGTAACTTTTCAAGAGTTGAATCTACAGCATTAGCACTTCCAGACGAGCTTCGTATTTTCTTTTCAGGGTTGCTTACTGGTCTTTTTTTACTAGCTACTTTCAATTGCGTCTCCAACTTAGATACGGCAAAAGCAAACTTCACCGGTTGTTTTATACTTGACAATTCTTTTAGTTTCTTCGGGTTTTTACCCAGTGCGTACATCAAAAGAGCCGGGTTATCTGCACCTTCAACAATCATACCTTGTTGGGTTTGTGATAGTGAATCCTGCGCTACAAACTCTGCTTCTTCATAATCTACGACTTTTAGCTTCTTTTTTGCTTCGTTGTATGTATTCAAACGTTCTTGCCACTGTTGCTCCTGAGCTTTTTGCTCTTCTTGAACTTTAGCGTTCTGCTTGTCAACTTCAACTTTTCTCTCGTACCATTTTTGAAGCTCTGTATCATAACGATCACTGTCATAATCCAAATCTTCCAAGGTCGGTTTCTTACCAAGCTCAACAGGAACATTCGCTGTAGTGCTTTCTATTTTTTCTTGAAACTCTCGTGTTTGTTTTTTAAGCTCACGGATTTGCTTTTCTTTGTCTCGGATTACCTTTCGTAAATGCTTCGGCAATCCTTGCTCTTCTGAGGCTGGTGACTCCTCATCGCCAATTGTTACAGTAACTTCTGAATCATCATTGTCACTGTCTTCATCAGCTTCGCTATCTTCTGAATCATCAACTTCTTCTTCTTCAGACCCTTCAAGGTTTTCTGCATCTTCGTCTTGATCGTCGAGATGGTCTGCCTCAATTTGGTCTTCAGTTTCAACTTCTAATTCTTCCAATTGCTTTTCTACCTTATTATCCATATTAATACCTCTTTTACTCGGGTGTCAAACTACCCGGAAATTTTATTGCTCACTAGTAAACTGCCCTAACGCTTTAGCTGCGTCGATAGCTGCTAGTTGATCCTCTCTATCAATTTGAGACAGTGTTTCTACTGTTTCAGCTTTAATTTTCTCAGTATTTGCCTGAGTTTCTTCAGCTTCAGCAACAGTTTTAACAGTATCCGCTCTAGCCTTAGCTGCTTTGGCTTGTGCTTCCTCAGCCATGCCTCGAAGAGCTAATGTTTGAGGATCAGGTTGTTGATTTTGAAGTTCAGATGCTAATTCTTTAGCTTCTTCTTCAGTCGGTTTTACTGCACCGCGTCTTAGAAGCTTACTTCGAACATATTCACGAGCGTCCTCAATACCCTCTCCTTCCATATTCATCAACATTAATCCTGAAATAACATCTCGAGTGTCTTGATCTACTGTGACCTGTAACATCTCATTCAATGAACGAATAACTGCTTGACGTTTTGAAGAAGATGAAGGACCAACACTCGCCACAACATCATAACTTGCATCACTCAAGTCATTTTCATATTCAACTTTACTGTCTGAATTCATACGAGGTTTTAAAAGTTCAATACTAGTAACGCCCCCATCCTTAGCAACCCCCTTCATTTTACGTCCTGACTCGACAAAAAGTTCTTGCGCCATTGATAACCAGACTTCTCCAGCTCGTTTAATTGATTTTGCCATATTAGACATGTAAATAAACGTTTGCATGTCTAAACGACTTTGAATAAGCTCAATAGCTTTGCCCGAAATATTGGGTTGAATCTGTTCTCCAGCTTCTTGATTTCCGAGAATTTCTTTCATATCTGCATCAGTTAACTGAAGTAATGCTGCCATAGCTGGGGGAATGTTTGGTACCTTCGTATAAGCAAGGGGAGGAGTTGGGATCTCGTTACCGTTCATATCAGTAACAGGATTAATCAATAAGTAAGGATAATTCTTAATATTGTCGTCTTGCCACATGACTTGGTGTCCTGCAATCTGTTCAGGAGTTAGAATAGGCTTCTCAACAGTTGAAAGGGCTGAAATTTCAGCTAATTTGGACATTTGCATGTTCTTAAGTCTCTGAACATCTTTTGCTAACCTAACGTGTCCCATACACCGTTCGATATTATCAACAAACCATCTTTTTCCATAAATTGGAATAACTGGGATACATTTGCCCGCAATATATCCACAATCTTCTAAAACTTTAGCTCCAGACATAATATACTTGCGCACTCGGCGAGTTTTTACTTTCCTCTCTCGCTCAAAAACAGTTCCAATTGCTAAAAGTCGATCCTCTAACTCTTCATCGTTATTAAAGTCTTCTTCTTTATATTTCTCTTCCTCGCCGTCGATTGTTCTATAAATATAAATAGTCTCTTTAACTTCCTCTACTGCATAAACTTCAGCAACATAAACAACATCTGGTGTTGCCCAATCAAAATAAGTAGTAGACATCAATTCTTTGGGCCACGTAGAAACGTCTTCACCCCATTCCTTCATCATCGCTTCACGAGTATAAGAAGACAAAACAAAACAATATTTAGCATCCTTTTTGTCGTACTCTTTAGCATCAAGATCAAAAAATACTGACGTATCGGCATCATAGATTGGTTCAATTAGTATACGTTGACGTTCATTATCCTCGTCATACTCATCTTCATACTCAGCACGTAAACGAAATGCCCCAAACCCACCGCCGACTGCTTCTTCAAAACCGTTATCATATGCTTCTTCTGCTGAACTGTCTTGCTCATCGGCACGGTAAAGATTATCGCAAGTATCAGCTAACGGGTCATCTTCAACACCCTCTTTGGATATAAAATCTACAGTGATACGGTTATTTCGATATTCATTGAATATCCGAATAACTGAGAGATGAATTTTATTAACCTCAAACTTCGGCTTATTCTTGAATTGTTCTTCGTATTTCCCTTCCCATTGTGCCCCCGCAATAGAATAAAAACGTCGATCATCAACACATTGTTGTCTCTCATCTGATAAAGCAGCCTGAATTCTGTCGAACTCCTGACGCATCTTAGAATGAATGTCTTGTAATTTCTTAGTTTGTCTTGTCATTACCAATAATTCCTTTGCGCTTGAGGTTTAACTTTAAATTCTTTCTTCATTG